ATTTTTATTTATATTTTTTGATAAATTAATTATTTTACTTAAAATATTTGTTTGAGAAGATGATTTTAATAATAATGATGTTTCTGTATTAGATATAATAATAGGAATACATACAAATAATATATTTTTAAAATCAGAAGTAATATGTGTTAATATTAATTCAGAATCTGCAATAGTATTATTATATTTATTTATTGATTTTTTTACTATATTAATAGAATATAATATATAATTATTATTTTTAAAAATTACATTTGAATTCATCTTATTATTATCATTTTCTATACAAATATTACGTAATTGTATAATAGATATATCTTTATTTCTAGGATTTAAACCATTTTGAATTAAATTAATTGTTCTCTTTACTTTATTATCTTTACAATTATTTATATTGTAATCATATTGATAAATACAATCACTACAAATTCTACTATTATTACTTATTATGTTAATTGATTTACTTGGGATTAATTCCATTTAATATAAAGACATAATAAAAAAATATTATAATAATTAATTTTTATAATATTTTATTATCTTGCAAATTCTAAAGCTCCATTTCCTGATATAAATGTTAATATATTATATCTTTCTTCAATTAATGTTAAATCATAATTATAATCATAAATAAACCAAGATGGTTTATTTACACCTATAATAGTTCCTGTAGTAGGATCGCATATTTGATAAAATGCAGCATTGGGATCAATTGTAGGAGTTATTGTATTAAATTCTAATTCAATAGTTGTAAATTTACTCATATTAATAGCTCCAGTTGGTTGTAATGAATAAGGATCTGTATCTAAACAAAAATTATAACAATATAAACCATCTGGACTACAGCCATATGACTTTGTATATTTTTCTATATAATTATAAATACCTGCATCAAATATATTCTCTCTATATTTTCCATCTAATAATATACCAAGCGTCTTTAAAATATCTTTTTCGTTTTGAGAATTGTAATCAGGTGTCATAAAATAACCTGTAGGTGAATTATCAGTTGGATTTTCATTTGGTCCAATCATCTCTCCAGTTGTGCAAGGATCAGGATATTTATTTTTAGCATAAATTGTGTCAATGAGTGGATATGGTATATAATCATATGGCCAGTTTGTATAGTTACTCCATTCATTTCTTAAATATAAATCACTTCTTTGAAAAAACCACATCCAATTTGAAATCATCCCTAAACTATCTATTGATACTTTAGTACTTCCAGTAATATTATTATATTTATATTCATGCACATCTTTTATTAAATATTTTTGCTCGTTAATAGCGAATACTTTAACTTCATCTTCTGATAAAAATGCATAAGTTGCTATTAAATGAACATCTGCATTCCAATTTGTTCTTTTATCAGTATATAATTCAGGTTCAATTGTTACATCTGGTGGTGGTTGTAAAAAACGATAAAATTGATGATAAGCATTAGAAAAATTTGGTTGAACATATGGATATATTTTATCAGGATTTCCAATATCTCTTATTGTAAATAATTCTTGAACAGGACGAATAATTACATCAATGTGCATTTCATTATATTGTAATGAAACCAATGGAAATGCCATTTTACTATTTAATGTAAACCATGCGTTAATTGGTATATATAATTTTCTTGAACGTATAGAAGGGTCTGGACCTTGTGGTGAACTAGTATAATAAGCATTTGGATATACATCATGATGACCAAACGCATTCGCAGGGTCATTTAATTCTGGAACATTACCTGTCATTTTATAATAAAGTTTTTTTTTTGTTTCAGGAAAATCTCTTTCTACAATATTATATAAATAATGACCAGAGAATTTTCCAATAATATGACCTCCAATTGTTATTTGTATTTCTTTAATCATCATTGAACCAATATTTTTAATCCATTTAAAACCATATTCAATCCATCTATCATCACATGTTTTTGGTGGCATTATAGGGCTCCATATATGTGGAAGAGTAACAACAATATATGTATCCATTAATAAATCAGCGTATCTAGGTATTTTAAATGAAAATTTAGATTCTTCAGTTAAACGAAGATTTCTTTGTCCATTAAAATCAATTCTGAATTTTTGCAATCCAAAATTAGTATATTTTGAATAAACACATTTAAAAAATGTTTTTGATGGATTACCATTTAAAATAATATTTTGTTGTCCATAAGAAATTAAATTTAATAAACCACCTGGCATAATTTACTCTATTATATTTATATATAATAATTGTAATAAGTATTAAACTTTTAAATATTAATATTTTAAATAATGTTAATATATTTACTATTATACTAATAAATATTATAAATAAATATTATAAATAGCTATTATAAATATGTCTATATCGACAAATTCAATTAATAATATTTTACAAATTTTTAATTCCAAGACTAATACTGTATTATATGTAAATGTAATAATAACTATAATATTAGTATTAATTACTATATCAATGATAATATATGTTACTTCAATTATGAAAAAAAATGCTAAAAACTGTTCTACATTAGAAAAAAATAATAGTTCATTCGCAAAATTAGGAACAGTATTAGATAGTGATGAATTCAAATATAATTTTAGAGATTATTATATAAAAACAGCATACAATTCTTGTTCAGCAGGAAAATATAAAAATGATTTTGTAAATATATGTGCTTTGAGAAATGTTATTAAACAAGGAGCAAGATGTCTTCATTTTGAAATTTATTCATTAAATAATGATCCAGTTATATCTACATCAACAAGTGATGATTTTTTTACAAAAGAAACATATAATTATGTTAATTTTATAGATGTTATTAAAACTGTAAATAATTTAGCATTTTCACCTTCGAATTGCCCTAATTTTAATGATCCATTAGTATTATATTTTGATATAAAGAGTAATAATAAAAAAATATATGATGTAATGGCAAATACATTATATAAAGAAATAAATTCTAGATTATTAGATAAATCCTATAGTTATGAAAATAGAGGTAATAATTTAGGTAAAATACCTATACAAGAATTAAAGGGGAAAATAGTTATTATTATAAATGGTACTAATAAAACATATATAGGAACTAAACTTGATGAATATATAAATGGAACAACAGGTTCAATATTTATTAGAAAATATAACAATAGTAGTATTAAAAATATAATGGATATGAATGAATTAATTAATTTTAATCGTAAAAATATGTCAATTGTTTTACCGGATAAAAATAGTAAAGCTAAAAATAGCTCAGCATTATTAGCTATGAATTATGGTTGTCAAATGGTTGGAATGATATTTCAAAATAATGATGAACCATTAAAAAATTATAATAAACTATTTGAAGATAAAAATACAGCATTTATATTAAAACCTGAAAATTTAAGATATATTCCTGTAACAATACCTATTCCTAAACCACCACCAAAATCCATTAGTTATCAAGATAGAATTATAATTTTACCTTTTGGAACTGCTAAGATATAAATATTATATAACATATTTTATTATATTATATTAATTTATAATGATAATAAATAAAAGTAATTATAAAAAAAACAAAATAAGTAAAAAAAAAGAAAATAATGTAATAACTAAAAAGTATAAAAATAATAGTACTTTAAAAAGAAGTAAAATTAAAAAACATAATTCTAATAAAAATATATATAACGGAGAAAAAAAAGAATTAGAAATATTAAGAAATGCGGTTGATATAGCAGAAAAAATTAAATCAAAAAAACTAATTAAATCACCAGAAATAAAAAAAATTATTTCAATAGTTAAAAATTTTATAAAAAATAAAAAACTAATATGTTATGGAGGTATTGCAATAAATAATTTACTACCAGAAAAAGATAGATTTTATAATTTTGATATAGAATTACCTGATTATGATTTTTATAGTTCTAACGCTTTAAATGATGCAAAAGAATTAGCAGATATATATGCTAAAGAAGGTTATAGTGATGTAGAAGCAAAATCTGGATTACATTTTGGAACATATAAAGTATTTGTAAATTATATTCCAGTTGCTGATATTACACAAATGGATGATAAATTATTTAATAATATTAAAAAAGATGCTATTGAAATTGATGAAATATTATATTGTCCTATTAATTTTTTAAAAATGTCTATGTACTTAGAATTATCAGCACCAAAAGGTGATGTAAGCCGATGGGAAAAAGTTTTAAAAAGATTAATTTTATTAAATAAAAATTATCCTTTAATAGGAGATAAATGTAATACAAATATATTTACAAAAAAAACTTATGAAACAGAATTTATTAATAAAAATATTAAAATTTATAATATTGTTAAAGAAATACTAATAAATAATGGTGTTGTATTTTTTGGTGGTTTTGCTTATGATTTATATAGTAATTATACTAAAAATAAAAAATATTTATTAAATGATATACCAAATTTTGATGTAATATCTATTAATCCTGAAAAATTAATTGATTCATTAAAAGACACATTAATAGATAATAATTATAATAATATTAAAATAAAAACACATTCAGGAATTGGAGAAATAATACCACCACATTATGAATTTATAATAAATGAAATACCATTTATTTATATATATAAACCATTAAGATGTCATAGCTATAACAAATATAGAATAAATAATCAAAATATTAAAATTGCTACAATTGATACGATGTTAAGTTTCTATTTATCATTTATTTATTCTGGTAAAGAATATTACAATGTAGATAAAATATTATGTATGGCTGAATATTTATTTAATATACAAAGTGAAAATAAATTCAAACAATATGGAATATTAAAACGATTTAGCGTATCTTGTTATGGAAAACAAAAAACGAGAGAAGAAATGCTTGAAGAAAAAGCAATTAAATATGAAAAATTAAAAAAAAAGGAAAAAACTTTAGAATATCAAAAGTGGTTTTTAAAATATGTTCCTGCACTTTCTATAAAAAAATCAAAAAATATTTTATCAGAAAAAAACTTTATTACAAAAACTATTTATGATAGAAAAGGTGATAAAATAAAATAATTATATTATAATTTATGTATGTTATTATAATATAATGAAAGTAAACCCAACTCATTTAATTTTTATTTCTATGATAATTTTTTTTATTATTAATGTAACTGAAAATTTAATACATTATAATATTGGTAAAGGAATAAATGGTAATGGATTTGTATGGCCATCGGTTGACGATTGGATAAAAATAATAATAACTATGATAATATTTGGATATTTACAAGGTTATTTAACAGAGTATATATCAGAGAGATATTAATTTTTATAAAATCAATTAGAAATATGATTCAAACATTTTAATAATAAATAATATGATAGTCCAAATAAAATACTATTAAATATATACCCAAATAGATTATTATTACCATCTTTATTGAATAGAGATGGAGCATATTTAAATAAATAACTTTTTACTACTGGTAATTGAAATAAAAAGTATAAAATAGAAATCAATATAGGTATTTGTAATTCATCATATATAGTATTAATATTTTCTTCTTTATTTCTATTAGAATTATATTTATTTATAATATCTTGTTGTGTAGTCATTGTAGAAATATAATCTTGTTTATTAACTGGCATAGAAGGAACATAATTTGGTAATGTCTGAGAGTCTTGTGTTATTTGCGAAGGGTTCATTGGTATATCTCTTGTTCTTAAAGATGTTAAACCATTAGCGCTTGCTTGTTGAATACCATTTACTACTTGATTAATCATAGTATGATCAATTCCATTTCCACCAACAATATTATTTTGTTGTAAATTTTTTTGTAAATTTGCTTGCATTTGTTGTGATTGTATTTGTGATTGAGATTGATTTTGATTATGTTGTTGGATATTATGATGATTATTAGATAAATTTTTAAGATCATTATCTCTTGATAATGTTAATGCTTCTAAATTTTTTTCAAATATTTCGCTCTTTTCAAGAGATATATTTTGGGCTGGTTGAGAATGATTAATTGATGTTCCGGATGGTAATAAATTTAAATCGGTTGAATCTAATTTAGACATATATTATAATATAATACTTAGAACCTATCATTTATAGTATTACGCAATAATTTAGTTATAACTAAATAATTATAACTAAATAAATATTATTATTAAATATTTATATTTTTTTATTATTTATCTAAGTAAAATTTACAATTTTTTTATTATTATCGCATTTAGATACTTGTTCTGTAAAATTATAACATTTATCTTGAAATTTAAATGTTTTACCTTTAATATCTTTTATATTTGGTGCTTTAAAAACAATACAATTTCTTTTGCCACATGCTTTTCTAAACATGGTTGAAAGCCCTAATCCTAATATAATGGATAAAATAATTTTTCCATTAGATGTTTCGATAAACTTTTTAAAGTTTGGCATATTCTTTATATATATTTATTTATATAATATTTGATATACAATTATTTTTTTAATCTTGAACAGGTATTAAACTAGGGTTTAATGGACATTTTACTTCTTTATAATTAAATTTATAACAATTATTTACTTTATCTTTATATAAAATATCATTTATGTTTTCTGGTGTTGGATAAACATGTATGATTTTTGGCGGAGGTGTTGATACATAAACATAAAATAATCCTATTGCCAAACTAAGCAAAAAAAATGGAAATGATATATATTTAAAAAACATTATATAATTAATATTTATATTTTATTTTACATATATAGTTATGTAAATTATTTATTACATTATTTTTATTTTAATAATTATTTTTTACTATTTCATCCTTTACATTATTTATACTAATTTCTATTTCAGAAACTTTATATTTATCTTGTTTCAAAACAAAAACATTATCATTCATTTGATGATTTTCAATAGAGATATTACTATATTTCATATTTTGATTTCTTATAGATATAGGAATAATTCTAGATTGATAAATTTGTAAAGCTTCTTTTATATGTTCAATATTACCATTTTCTTGATATTGTTTAATATGTTGTTTAAGTAATTTTATATTATTATAAATTTCCATATTATTTTGATAAATATTTTGTTCTTTTATATAATTATTTGTAACCATAAGTAAATCTGTTAATATTTTTCTATTCATTTCTATTGTTTCATCTAACTCTTTACGATTTTCATTAAATTGTTCAATTGCTGTTTCTTCTGTTATATAATTAAATAATAAATCCAATTTAATTTTTATTATATTCCATTTAATATTATCACCATAGTCTTCTAACATATTAACAATATTATCCATTCTCTCATAACTTCCTAAAATAATTTCTATATCTAATTTACATTTTTCTACAGCATTACATTTAGCAATAAATTTTCTTACATTATTATCATTTATAATTAAAAATATACTTCCACCTACTTTTCCACATTTAATACATTTTCGTTTTATTTTATTATATTCAATACGTTTTTCTTTTTTTGTAAGTAAATCATTACTTGCTATTTTATCTTTATCATTTTTTATTTTTTTTTCATATTTATTTTTTAATTTATAAAAATTATCTATTGAGTCTAGAACTTCTTGATTACAACAAACCATTATTAATATAATATATATTAATAATTATAAAATATAATCTTTATAAATTTATACAGCATATTTATAAAAATCTCCATAAAAACTTTTATTATTTAATAATTTTATTTCAGGATGATCACTCCAATTTGGTAAATCTGTAATTATTTTTTCATTCATATCTTTTTTTATATTAGAAATTTGTTGTAATTTTGATACTATATATTCCTGTTTTTTTCTATTTTTTATTTCTAATTCAACATTTGTTGGTTTCCCTTTATATCTATACATTAATAATATACCTAAAACAAATATAAATGATAAAAATACAAAGCTATTAAATAATATATTATTATATTTTTCTTTATATTTATGACATTGTTTAAGTGTGCAATCTAAATAATATTTAACACCAGGTTCTACTAATGAAGGTGACATAATATTATTACTAATAAATTATATTTTATTTTTACAAAAAAAATTATACACAATAACTATAATATAATGTCATCATTCGCAACAACAGGATTATATGGTTTTTATTTTTTTATTATGATAACATTTATATATTTTGCTGTTAAATATTTTATAGGTGATAGCTTAATAGTAATTATATTATATTATTTAGCATTAATTGTTGGACAATACTTTATTAATTTATCAACTACAATGAGTATATGTGGTCAATATCAATATGTAACAGCAATAATTTCTACATTGATACCTTGGGCAATTATATTTGGATTATTAAGCATAATATTAAAAATATTTCCAGGATGGTTATCACCATTTTCAAATACAATTGGATATTTAATAACATCATTAGCAGGTATTGGAAATTTATTTAATAAACTTTTAGTATCAAAAGAATCTAATGTAGATAGACAGTTAATAGAAAATATATATAATGATAAATCTCTATTAATAAATGAAATTACTACTGATAACATTCAAACATTTTGGAACAAAATGATTAGAACTAATATATTTAAACCAGAAAATGAAATTTCTATATATTATAATGAATTATTAAAATTAGTAAGACTTAAAGAAATAATAGCTGAATTAACATGGTATTTATTGAGCGGTATTTTAATTTCATGCATTACATATAATTATATATTAAATACTGATTGTGATAAATCAGAAAACATAAAAGAATTACAAGATGAATATGTAAAAGAAAATAAAGATTTTTTGGCTTCAAATGAAATTATTTCTTCAAGATTATATAAATCAACAGAATAAATTAAATTATATATAAAAAATTATTATTTATAAATATATTTATATTTTATAATGAATATTAGTGAAAATGATAATAAAGAAAAAAATAAAAGACCTATTTCTATTTATATGAAAAATATGTTATTAAAACAAATTCATTTACCAATTAAAAGCTTAGGTAATAATATAAATTATATATTAGAAACAATTATTAGCAAACAAATAGCTGGTAAATGTATTCAAGAAGGTTATATTAAACCAGGTTCAATAAAAATATTAACATATTCAAATGGAAATATATTAGGTAATTATATTGTATTTAAAGTAATTTTTGAATGTTTAGTATGTTGTCCAGTAGAAGGTATGCATATAAATGCCATTGTTAAAAATGTTACAAAAGCTGGTATTCGTGCAGAAATTATTGATGATAATTCTCCAGTTATTATTTTTATTGCTAGAGATCATCATTATAAGATGCCTTATTTTTCATCATTAAAAGTAAATGATAAAATAAAAGTTAGAGTAATAGGACAAAGATTTGAGTTAGAAGATACTTATATATCAATTATTGCTGAACTAATAGAACCATATAGTGAAAAGATAAAAAAACCAAAAATTATATTACCAGAAGATGAAGAATATGATGAAGCTGTAAATGAAGAAGAAGAAAAGAAATATTTATCAACAAAAAAAAATAAAAAGTAAAAAAAGAGAAAGCCATTTTGCAAATATATTTACACCTTTTCTCATTTAAAACGCCCATTTTATATGAGAACTCATAAATAATTCTTCTTGATTTTTCGTGTCTTGTTTTTCTTGGATACATATTTTTCTGGTCTTTCATAAGCACACTTAATTATGTTTCTGTATTTTTCTTTTGGAATATTTTGTATTGTTTTGGTTATATTTTCTTTCAATTCTGCATGTGTTAAACCATATAATTTTTGTAATCGTGATTTTAACATACTAAAAATAATTTTCTATGGAATTTGTGAAATGTTGATAAGGAACAGCATACAACAAATAATTATCTTTGTTAATCAGTTCTTTTACTTTTGGATTTCTATGACTACTCGCATTATCAATAATAATTAATTTGTTTCTGTATTTGCTTGTTATATGTTGTTCCAGAAATTCAACCATTCTATCTTCATTTATTCCTCCTTTGTCATATAAATCCCAACCAACTACCCCATCTGCTGAAATAGCGAATATTCCAGTATATTTTTTGAATACTTCTTGTGATTGTGTTTTTATTACACATCGTTTCCCTTTTTCACTAACAAATGTCAATAAGTTTACCACCTAAAAGTAATAGTTCAATTTTTAATTCAAAAGATTTTGAAAGGACCAATGAAGATGTTATTATTAGTATTAACAAATTAAATGTTAAATATGAACAACATATTAACGAACTAAAAAATCAAATAGAAAAACTAACTTATTTATTTTATGAATTACAAAAAATAAACATAAGAGTTGATGACAAAACAACAGAAATCACAAACGGAATTCAACAAATTATAGAAAACACTTAATTATGTTTTGAGGAGATAAGTGTAGAAAGTTGTGAAACCCAACATTACTAATTTGGAATTGTAAAACCAAGCGTTTTAAATGTCCAAAGATGTAATAGCATAAAATAATATCAAATATTACATAATATCAAATATTACATAATATCAAATATTACATAATATTTACATAATCAATTTAGGTGATACAATATAATAAAGAGTTAAAAAGTATGACATTATTGCTAATATTAAAGACAATAACCATAAAGGTATAACAGTTGTATATCTTGTTCCTATACCAAATTGTCTTAAACTGCCATCTTTATTATATAAAAAATTTGGTTTAAACCATACAAAGAGAGAGAAAAGAAGTATATATAATACTATTGAAAATTTATTAATATTTTTTTTAATAAATTCACGTGATATAAACATTATATTTATTATATTTATTATATTTATTATTTTTGAAATAAAATACTTATATAATAGTTTATATAATATTTTATAATTATACAAGTATTTACTTTCTGATTTCAATAAGATAATAAGTTAAAAATGTGCTAATTGACATTAATATACTTCCCCAACATATATCAAGTAATCCAGTGCTTAATGAATAATTTTTAAAAATAGCTAAATTTGTCATGTCAAATACACCATATAATACTAAACCAAATAAGAAACCATTTATTAGTGTATCACTTACCCAGCTACTTTTATTTATATATCTATAAACAAAATAGTATACTCCAAATGTCATTAGTATATAAGACATTAAAGCATATATTCCTTTAAAAACTGCTTTTTCTTTTTGAACTTTAAATATAGCTTCGTTCCATATATTTTTTAATAGTGTTAATACAGTGGCATCAATTACAAATATAATAATAAAATATGTAAAAATAATTTTTACTAATTTATAATTTATATTTTTCATATATATAAATTATAACTATATAATTTACTTTTGTAATTTTATTTCAAGTAGACAAATATTATTTATCTAAATACACCTAATCATCCTGATATAAATCATTTCTATAATCATCAATATCATCATTATCTCCATAATCATCATCTTCTGGTAATCCACTCATATCATACGCTTCTCTCTCTATATTACTTTCTATTACCATTTTATTTTCTAAATCTAAAGCAAATATATTTGCATTCATCATATTAACATGAATATTTTTACTTAATGTAATATCTAATAATGTTCTCTTTTCAGCCATTTCTCTTTCTTTATCATATAATTTAGGATCATATCTAGTTAATCCTTTTTGTAATCCAATACCCCATTTTTCTAATTTATGAGATTTAAATACTTTTTCAACATTTCTTTCATCATCTGTTAATCTCTCTAAATCATAAGTTATATCCTGTTTTTCTTTTTCTCTAATTCTCAATACTTTTTCCATAATTTGGTCATGATTATAATTTATAACTACTTTATTTTCATTCATAACATTTATATAAGTATATAATAAATGTGCAACTTTTTCATATAAATCTTTTTTATTTCCAATTACAATTTCAAATTCAGTTTCTTCTTCTTCCTGAATAGATATTTCTTCAGGATTTCTCTCATTTTTTTGTTTTATTTTTTCTGATAATTCAGATAAATCATATGCTAACTTAATATATTTTTTAAATACATTTAATATATAGTAATTGAATAAAAGTGTTGCCATTCTTCTCTCAAAAATTGAATATGTAATTTTTTCATTATTTAATATAGGTGCTAAAAATGGAGTATTCATTGCCATAATATATATATCATTTAATTCCTTTGATATATTTTGTAGTATGTATTTTATTGTATCTTTATTTTTATAATGAATTTCAAATTTAGAATAATATTTTCCAATTAATGCCTGAATATTTGTTTCGTGTAATTTAGATAGTTTCCAATGGTTTGGTATTTTTATATTTTTATAATTTACATTATTTAAAATAATATTTGGATATACATAAATTAAATCTCTCAATGAATTTTTAATAAATTGTATAGATTTGTAAGTAGAAGCATCATTTTCATTATAAAATAATTCACTATCAATTAAATTAAATGACATTAAATTATTAAAACTATTAACTAATAAATCATATTCTGTTCTTTTAATTTTATGATTTAATTTAATATATGAAGTTATTTCTTCTATCATACTATTATTACTTTTTGAGAGATAATTTTTAAAGTTTCTCATTTCTTCTGTATCTTCATCGAGAGCAATATCATATGTGTCTAATATTTTATTTAAACTAATTTCAAATTGTGTTGCTTTATCGTATTCAATATAATGTCCTGTTATTTCTCTTAATACTTGTGTATATGATAATTCAGGTTCATGTATATTTACAATATTATTTATGATATTATTTGAGTAAATAATATCCATTAAATATTCAAGACTTTCATGTGAATAATTTTTACCATCTCTTTTCAATTTAGATATTTTATCCTGAATAGTATCATCCACATTAAAATCTTGGGGTTTCTCTAAACATATTTTTTGTAAATCATCACTTATAGGTAAATCACTGTTAAATTTACAATGTATTATAAATGCTTGATAAATTGTTTTTTCATTAAATTCATTTGTAAATGATAAAATATTTTTTCTTGTATCATTAGGATCAATTAATATAGATGATTTAGCAATATCATTCATATCTTCATTTATATTTGAAAGTTCATTAATAATTTTTGAATATTTTATAATATCATTTTCTCTCTTAGTAAAATAATTATATGTGTTAATTCCATCTTGATTACAACATGAATTTTCTAAAAAAGGCTCATTTGTTACTGTTTTTAAAATTGGTATTTCTTTAGATATTACATTTTGTATTAGTATTTGAATATATAGTGATAATTCAATAACTTTTGATTTTAACACATTTAATTGCTCATATTGCTCTTTTTTACCACTTCTTATATTATCAATCATTAATTTTTTAAAATCTTCAGTTACATTTGATGGTGTTTTAATTTTAAATTGTCTTAATGGTGGTAAAAAATTAGAATATCTTGATAAATCTAATTCAAATGGTATTTCTTCTAGACCTTCTAATAAAATATATTCTCTCTTATCAATTAATTTATTTTCAACTTCTACATCTGTTATTATATATTTCTCAATAATCTGTTCTAGTTTTTGTATTAATACAGATTGATTAACTTTTAATATACTATTCCATGGTCTAATTGATGATTTTATTTTATTTGCTATACAACATATATATATTAGACTTGTTTTATCCTCTATACCAGTTAATGGGTATCCAGTGAAAGACTTTATACACCCTGGATAAGTTTTCTTTGTTTTAATTGATGGTTTAGAAATTAATATTCCAACTAATAAATACGATAAAGTTACAAGTAATATAGTTGTATCATATCTCTCTTGATATGAAGGAAATTTCTTACCTTTTTCTTCAGCATTTTTTAATGTTTTTTCATATGTTTCCTTTGATGGCATAGTTTTTGAAAATGTTTCTAATGATTTTTTTACAATAAAATCATATACATTTTCTATATTAATAGACATGAATGATGTCATAGCATAAATTATATTTGAAATTATTTCAGCTTCTATACTTTTATATTTTTTCATTTCTTTTTCACTTTCTTCTGTAGATTTAGCAGATTTAACATTTCTAAGTTCTATTTCTTCTCCTAATAAATCATGAGTTAATATTTTAAACCCTCTCTCATCATATCCTTCTTCATCATTAAACTCTATATATCTAATTACATATCCACTGTGTTTGTCAACCCATGTATTTCCATCATCACTTATTGTGCCTTGTTTAGCACATACTTTTTCTAATGTTTCAGTATATTTTCCATTATTAAAAGCTATTGCCAATTCATATAAAAAATTAGGTAATAATTTAATATTTGTATCTATACAATATAACCAGTTTATGTCTTCTTCTTTATGTTCAATAGGTTCTCTAGTAAAATTTTTAACAAACATAATAATATCATTTTGTTTTTTAGTCATATCATCTTGGTTTAATATTATATCTCTTATTTTTGAAAATGGTGATTGAATTGTTTGAATAGAGTCAATATCAAATAATTCTCCTAATTTAAATTGAGTATTATTATTTTTAATTATTTTATTAAAGTGATAATTATTAATATTTACACGGTTTAACATATTATATTTGAATTTATTTTGTAAATTTGTTATTAATTGTTCTTTTTCTAAGAAATATTTATCTTCAAATTCTTTTAATATTTTATCAACATTTTGATTATTAATTATATATTCATTTGTATCAATATCATTACATTTATTGTTGATATTTAAACATTCTTGATCGCTATTACATAATGTTTTATTATCATCACCAAAAGCGTATGATGTTATATTATTATCAATATTCCATATTCCTCCGTCTCTTTTAAAATATATATTAGTATTTTCACCAGTTTCATAATTAATTGTTTGTAAAAGCGCGTAATCTCCATTTAATACTTCACGCTTACCTTTTATCATTGCTACAGCATCTCTTTGAGCATCTATTTCTGTTAGACCAATACTTGTAATTAATTTATTTTTTAAGAATTCTAAGAATTGATCATTATCCATATTTTTTCTTTCATGTGAATATTCTTTTATTATATCATATCTAGTAGTATCTAGTTCATTATCAAAATATATTTCAATATTATTATCTTTTTCTAATTCTTGTAAAGTTTTGTATTTTTTTGATAAAATATATCTAGGGCATGATTTATTATTAGGTTCAATATTAGTTTTATAATCTATATTATTTTTTTCTATATTATTTGTTATATCATTCATTAATTGTGGTATAATTAAATTTAAATTATTATATGTGCAAATCAAAGAATATACTTCACCATAATCATGATTATTAATAATATCAAATATTTCTATATTTGTTAATGAGTTTCTATCTAAATAATCTATATTATAATAATTAAATACATCTAATAAATTAATATTATCATTTTTTAAATAAATATTTTTGAATAGATAAAATAAAGTATCTTTAAATGATTTTCTAATAATAGAGGATTTTTCATAAACATTTTGTAATTTTTTAAATTCAGTTGCTTTTGAAACAAATTCTTTATTTTTATCAATTATTTCTGTTTCTAAGAAATTTATGATAGTTCTATATTGAAAAAAAGATAAATCTTTTTGATAAATTAAAAATGGTTCTAAAAATTTAACAATATTATATAATGATAATTTACCATATACATGTCTTGATATTAAATCAAAAAGAATTCTAGTCATTGGAATAATTCTATCTAAAAATTTAATATATTTATCATCATCATTTATTGTTTCATCTAAAATATATTCTTTAATACCTGATAAATATCTTCTTTCAGTTTCAAATATTTTTTCTGTAGAAATATCAAATTTATCTATAATTTCAGTATATATATTTGATTTTTTATTTAGAAGTTGCCAATAATTAATATTATTTAAGTTCAAATTAGATTTATCTAATATGTTAGTTCCAGGTAAATTTATATGAGAATATCTTAAAACTGGTTCTGGTAATGTAATAAATGATTTAATTGTTATTATATCATCTGGAGTTAATTTTTCTCTCTTAAAGAAAACTTTTTTTTGTTGATTTTCTTTAGGTTGTAATTTAGTTAAACCCAAATTATATGTTTGTATAACGTATTTTTTTTTAACTAAATTTTCATTTTTAACAACAATAGATGCTAAATCACTTAAATTATCAATAATCGCATTTATATTATCATTAACATTCATAGTTTCTAAATTATAACTTAACTGACCTGGATTATCAAATGGTGTAAAATAATAATTTAGTTTTGAAATTAAATAATTATATGAGTTATTTTCATCAGGAACACTATTATTTTTATATAAATTAATTAAATTATTTACTTCTATCGTATCTTCTTCTAATGTATTATTAATTAATTCTATATCATTTGGTATATATTCAATATCATATATTTTCTTCTTAGTTTTACATACTGGTAAAATCCAATATAATTTTTTATTTAATTTAGATAATGAATGAACTAATGGTTTATATTTAGGACCCTTTTTATCTGGTAAATTAGCATTTCCATATTTATCAAATTTAGAATATTCATTTCTTAATTGTTTAAATCTTTCAATCATTCTATGTATATTTTTTAATACACTATCAGTTCTTTGTGCGTTAGGAACAGAAGATAATAAATCATCTAATAAATCATTTGTTTGTTTATCAATACTATATCTTTGTTCGCTTTCAGATACTGTAATAACTTGTACAATTTCTTGTAATTCTTCGCCTAAAAATATTTGGTCAGCATCTAGAAATATTTCTTTTAATTTATTTTTTACTTGTGTAGGTTCTATTATAGGTTGAGTATTAAGCTCTTCTTGTGATATTTCAGTTACATTTGTTTCAATATCTTGTGAAACAATTTCATCATCATAACCACTTACTATTTCAGTCTCTTTTTCTAATATTTTTTGTGATTTTAATTCAGATGGTGGATTTCTTATTACAATTTTTTCAATTGGTAGTGTTTCTGGTAATCCTTTATATTCAAAATCAATATATATTATATCATTATCTGGATACGTTTTTATTTCAATCATATCTTCTTCTATATTTGTAATTTTGCCTGTTATTGTTACTGGTATATCACCGTTAAAATATATATTAATCCATTTATCCGGTAAAAGTGAATTTTGTCTAGCATAACCAAATACATCAGCTCTGCTTAATATAGCAATACTTGTTATAGATTCATTTGTTAGTGTTCCATCTTCATTTAAATTAATAGTATATTCAAAACTACCATCATCTGATAATAATTTAATTTTATGATTATCTATATAATAAACAAAAAATATTTTATCATGTATTTTATATTCAGATGGTGATATTAGTTGTATAATATCACCTAATTGAATGCTAATACCAATATTTTCATTTTTTTTTTGAGATTCAATTTCAATATCCATTTTTCTAT